TCAAGGCGCTGTCTATATGCGTTAGTATGGTAAACGTTTCTGCGCGGCTCTGAGCGATGGCAGCGATATATGTCGGTATCTTTTGCCCGCCGATGTACCAGTCCACGCTATCCACGGCATTATCACAAAACGCCTTTAGATAGCGATAGAACTTCAAAGCCGTCTTAATGTCAAAGCGCACGTTTGTTTTTTCAATGATTCCCTCCGGGAGTTCACCTGCTATTTTCTCGCGTTTAGAAGCCATTTCATCCTCCGCTGTGGTATCATAGTATTTGACACTGTACCATTCACCACGCCGGAAGATTCCGGCTATTTTTTTATTCTTAACCGGCGAAGTTTTGCCCAGATTTTTGTTATCATATCAACGTTTTTTGTTATCATGTCCCGGATTTTGCTTTCAGCCGATCAATCTCGGCATTGAGCACATCAATGATGATGGACTGATGATACTCGTCATTAATGACAATCCACCCATATTGGCTAAGATCATACATGGCATCAGCAAGCGTTTCTTTTAGATCGTCTATGCTGTGAGGCTCGTTATCCATGGCTATTGCTCCTCCTCTTTAATGATTTGTAATCCACACACATCAGCAATTGATTTCTCAACTTTTGCACCGAGACTGTCTTTCCAGCCATTGAGCAAAAATATTGCATCACAAGTGAGCATTAGCTCAATTGAATTTCTCATGTAATCCGCCCTATCAAGGTCATCCACCATCCAAGCGGTATGCTTGGGGATATAGCCTTGTCTTTTTAGCCTTTCAGCTGCCAAGTAAAACGCCGCGCGATTATAATCCGGCTTCCCTGTCATTGGTCCAGCAATGTAAACTTTCACTTTTTTAGCTCCTCGTTTTTCTTCTTCTCTTCTTTTTTGAAAAGCTTTATCATGTTCTCGGCTGTGCAATCTCTGATCTCGTCATAGGTACACCACAGGCAGTCATCAATGTTGCTAATGTCCAGTGTGTAACAAATGGCTATAAGGCTGACCAAGATGTCGCCCACCGCGTCCTCTTGCTCGATGTAATCGTCGCGCAAAATAGCAGCGGCAAGCTCCCCAACTTCTTCCTGAAGCTCCACGGCCTGCCTGTAAGGGTCCGTTTTATCAATGCATCGTGCACTCACCAATTCTTTTACTTTTGCGATGAGTTCTTCCATGGTTAGTTCGTTTGTCATTGGTTTTCCTTATCCTCCGTATTTTCAGCCTGTGAATCCAAGCAAGCAGCGCGCAATTTCTTTAAACGTTTGTAAACTCTTTTTGAGCCTTAACATAGCCGTCAAGATATCCCGCGTTATAGCGTTCGCTTTCTTCAACTCTCATATTCCACCCATCGATGGCTTCATCTTCATCGTTAAAATATCTACTGCTAGCAGCGCATGAATTACAGGTAGCAATAAATCTTTCAGTGATAGGGCTTCTCACGATTTCGATATTTTCACTACCGCAAAACGGGCATGGCTTTAGTTTCTCTTTCATTTTCAATCCCTCTCTGTTTTTTTACAGCACTAGCTGCATTTGCCGTTTTTCCATTTCAGCAGCAACTGAACGCTCGTTACTATAGGCTATTAAGCTTTGCTGTATGTTTTTTGCGAAAACATCATCAAATCTTTTGCAGTATTCTTTTTTAATCTCAAAGCCGTAACTCTCACGTCCCAGCTGCTCAGCAGCCAGCAGAGTTATTCCGCTTCCCGCCACAGGGTCTATGACCACATCTCCGGGGCCTGTGAAAATCGTGATGAGTTCCCGCATTAAATAAATGCTCTTTTGCGTCGGGTGTATTTTGGGCGTCTCTGTGTCTCGCTTGTACTCAAAGCAGTTATAGATCATGCGCCCATCGTTTCTAAACTTCGGAAGCTTGTCCCGGTAAAGCAAAACAGCATATTCACAGTTCCCAACAATGCGCATATTGGCTTTGAGTACTTGAGGTGAATAGTTTTTGCGAAAAATCAGATTGATGTAATTCTGGAATCCGTACTGTCGCCCTAACTCAATCAGCTTGAATTGCTGTTCGTACCCGCAAAAGATAATCATGCATCCAGCGTCATTCGTTTTCTTCGGCTCTTTTTTCAGCATACGGTTAGCAAAGTGCATAAACTCTGTGACGCGGAAGTTTTTGTCAGTATCAAAAAATTGCGCTCCGGCAAGCTCTGATTCTCCTTTCTTGTTATCCCCGTCCACGTACCATTGAGGGTTTGAGCCGTACGCCTTATTCCCCACGTTATAGGGGATGTCCGCGATAATAAGCTGAGCTTTAGGGATGTTGTATCTCTTGAAGTTTTGAAAATTATCATTGAAGAGTTTCATTTTTTTCTGTGTCCTCTGATGGTATGTTCGCAAACAGGTATAAGCTTTCTAGTTCTTCTTTAGTGTGTACGCGCTGCTCAAAGTTACCCCTCGGGTCAAGCCGTTGTGATGATTTATACTGTCCAGCTCCTCCCCGGTACTTCCCTGCATTATCCTGAGCGCTGGAAAGCCAGCGAACACAGAAAGCCTTTATGCCTCGTGCTGTCTTTCGGCGCTGCTTGTTAGCGTCTAGCCATGCGTACATCTTTTTCAGCTCCTGTAAGATGTCCACAGCAGGAAACAAGCTGCACCACTCTTTATATTGCGTCTCAGTAACCGGCCACATGCTCCCGTTATTCAATGGAAGCTCAATAATTGATTTTTCTTTTGTTTTTTCAGGTTTAGGCGCTGAGGCCGTTTCGGACTCAGTGCTATAGATATCTCTTTTATTCTCTTCTCCTTTACTTTTATTTACTTTACTTTGTGTACTTCTGTTACCATTAACTCGGTTATTGTCGTCATTAACTGAGTTATTGCTAACATAAACTAGGTTAGTGAAGTCAGAAACATCGATAAGAAGCAGTTTTTTATGAAGTTCGACTTTAATTCTGCGATTAGCCGCACTTAAATAGCGCTCCTGTATTCCAATGGATGTGAGCACGTGATATTTGTTATAGGTATCGGCATCGAAGAAGCCCGCCTTGACCGCCTTATCGACAGTATCCTGTACTGCGCCATCGCTAACCCCAAGTTCATCAGCAATTAGAAACGGCATATCGTTATCCCACTTCATGTAATACCCTTTATCTTTATAGATATTACAGAGCAGGCTGATTAGTATAGATACGGAAGCTGCTCCGCCAGCTCGCATAACCTTTCTGACTTTAACGTTTTGCAAGAACCCAGTATCAAATGGAAAGTAATCTAAACCTTCCTTAGGTGGCCTTGCCACAGCATCACCCCCTTACCTCTTCCGTGCCCATCGATCGAGAGGACTTGTGATATCAACAATACACACCTCACACCGCGGGTTTTCTGCATAATATTTGCCTGAAATAACATTTGATATCATTTGATCATCTTTCCACGCAATGCCGTTTAAAGCATCGCCGAAAACCTTAACGATGTTATCAATGTCAGGCTTCGTTGCAGCCCTAATCTCACCGCTCAGCGCGAGTTCTTTCCATTCTTTAGGCCGGCTCTTTGGTATGGGAAAATAGACGCAAATCATAAAATCATAGTATCCAGAAAGTTGCCATTCCCCTTTATAGGCGTTCAGCGCTTCCATAGCACATACTTTGATGAGATTTTCATAACTAGCCGTTTCTTTCGGCGTGTACGCCCTGCCCGTTGCCCGTAAAAACCGCGGGCGTCCCTTGCCCTGTGGAGGCCCCGGAACAGTGAATTTAAAATATCTGATATTATCCATTTCCGCATTTCCACGCAGCAATATCATTCCCGGACGCCGTAAAGACGTCCGGGGAAAATGGCTATCCGATGATGACGAAATCCTCTAAGATGTCGTCATTAAGTTCGTTTCGGAAATATTCTTTGATATTGTTAACTGCTTGAATCTTCCATGCTCCTCCATCGGCCTCCCACAATCCGCAATAAATGGCCTTTTCATTATCGCCACATTCACGGTCTTTCATGCGGAAAATAAAGGCTGATGCAGGTTGCATGATGTCAATGAATGTCCGATAGGGAGCGAGTGTGACCGGATTCGGAATTTTAACATCCTGTTTTTCATTCAGAATTCCCTTGATGATTGTCGCTTTCTGGCTCATCCCACTATCTGAGTATGAGGAGATGGTTCCGGCCTGAACGTTTGAAATGAGATTAAGCAAAAGGGCATTATCGGTATTTAGCTCCTCCGCATTTTCAAAGCAGCTCGCAAGCTGAATCTGAAATTGCTCGCGTTCGATATATTGCCCGATATAGATATCCGGAAGAACAGCTTGTGCGATCATGATCTGGCGTCTTTTCATATCATTATCCAGTTCAGAAATAAGCTTAACTGTCTTTGGTGATGAAACATGAATGATGAATCGCCCGGCATCTTCGCGGAGGGAATCAAGATTTGATTCTATATAGTCGAGCATACTGCTCAGGGTAGATACGCGCAATTCTTCCGGGTATTTGAATTTAGGAATTCTCGTGAGGGATTTATCCGTATAATATTCACCTTCACATTCGACAAGAGAAGGGCCACCCATTCCCTGAATAAATTCTAGCGCTTCACGTGTTAAGTCCATGTCAGTTCACCTGTTCCTTTCTCAAATCGACGACTTTGTCAGGATAATTCATGATTTCTCCGTCTTTGTTGGCTTGGTAGCCGTCAATGTCTTTTGCTTCTTCAAGGCTCATTTGCCTTGCGTCGATCGTCCTATACTCCACGGCAAACGCCTTCCCGGTATCAAGGTCTTTACCGGCGGAGAAATTCGCGATAATACCTTGAGGCGGGGCGAGCTTAGTTGTAACGTCACCGACCAATCCCATGACGCTGCGCGTCTCATCTTGTGCGCAACTGAGTGTGATAATGAGCTTGCGCACAGGCTTAAAGCTGACGTTAGGATCCTGCATATTGTCCAGCAGCTTCTGCCATTCCTGCTGTACTTTTTCTGCTAAGGCTCCGCCTGCGATTTCATTTAGATTAAAAATGTTGTTTTGATTCTCCATGTTTTTTCAAACTTCCTTTCTTTTCTAAAACGGCACCGTAGAATAGGCCTTTCCCGCTTCGGCAAACATGGCCTTATCCTTGATGGCTTTCGGTATAGAATCATCCTTGAAATACTCAATAAGATCGAAGTTATTGCCGCTCATATGCGTAAAAATCAGCAGCTCCAGTGTAGGAAACATGGGCATAGCTGCTTCAACGGCCTGATTGACGGAAAGGTGTCCAAAGCCGGAAGAAACACGACCGGAAACATAAAGGCCGCTGTCTGAGCGCTTCGCGTTTTCTTCCATGCACTCCTGCGTATAATTGGCTTCGATGATGAGGACTTGCGGGCGAAGGTGTTTGACTTCGGGGACTTGCCCCGCGTCAACGATATAAAGCAAGGCTTCCCCGTCCATGTTGATGAGAAAGGCGCAAGGCTCTTCGGCGTTATGAATGATGTTTATTCGCGAGAACTCAATGTCTTTTAGCTCGTGAATATCCCCGATAGCAATAAGTGGCGCGTCATGGTTCGCTTTGATCTTTTGGGGCAGCATGTTTAAAGCCTTCAATGTTCCGGGCGTGGCTATCATTGTTGCGCCGTATTTGCTGTGTAATTCGTCAGCGTATTTTGCATGGTCGCCGTGTTCGTGAGTGATAAAGAATGGCTTATTTGCGATACTAAGTCCCTGATCTAAGATGGCATCAGGAGGTGCCCCGGCGTCTAAAAAGACGCCGGTTCCGCTCTCTGATTCGCAATAAAAGCAATTCCCGGATGAGCCGGTAGCAATACACTTAATCCTCATGATTTAGCCCTCCATCCACGATTCATCGGGGAAAGCGTATTGCTCCCCTAAATTTTCAGGCGCTTCGACCGTTGCTTGGGCTTCTTCTTGAGGCTGAGCGTTTTCGCTATTAGCGTTTTCCATCTCGGGAAGCGCGATGGTTTCAGGCGTCACGTCTTTCATTTCTTGTTCGGCGGCCTGATCTTCCATTTCTTTCAAGGCTTTTTCAGCCCCGTCAGGCAGCTTAATGCTGATGCGTGTAGCATGGCGGCGGATAGCCTTAGCCTGTGCCATCTCGTCATACCATTTTGTCCAAGCCTGGCTGTCCGGCGCTTTGCTTTCTTTTCTCCTTTTTTCGATATCTTCAAGGCTGTGCGTCATGATTTTGCTCGTCCCATCCTCAAACGTCACGATCGTGACATATCCCTTTCTTTTGCCAGAACCGAATACATCTTCTTCGTAAGTCCAAATATCATTTCCGGGCGTCCGCTTGACGGTGAATGTGTCGCCCTCTTTGATCGTAAAGCATGAAAAATCAATGATTTTCTTCCCGACGGAATAAAGAAGCACAAGTTTTTGATAGCCTTTAGCCGATGGGCTGCATTGAAGTTCGACTTTTCCAGTCTTTTTATTGCCATACGGGATGGCGTAACACTCGTTATTCCCAGCATCAAGCCCCAGCGTCACCATGCGAATGCAGTCCATCATAAATTTAGACGCGTCCACTTTCGACCAATCGGCGCCGTATCCTTCAAGCGCCGAGTTTCCCCGGATAACGAGGTTCGCGGTGAGCCTTTTAGCCTCTCCTGAGCCGATAACATCCGGAAGCGTTGCGACTTGCTCCGCAACTTTCGCCATGAAATACTGAGTGACGCTATTCACACGCGCCTGTGCCAGCGCTGTATTTTTTTCTGACATTTTTAATTCCTCCACTTATTTTTTGCTTGCTGATGGAAGTCCATCAACGACGCTAAGCTCAGCATCTTTAACGGCCAGCCCGATAATGAGCTGACCCTTTAATGCTGAAAAATCCACATCGGTATAGCGTTCCCCGTTATCAATGAGAATCGGGCAGCTAATCCCTAGTTTTTCTTTCAAAAATTCTGTGAGCTCAAGACCGGCTTCCAGCTTCCCGGCAGTGTTAAGTTCTGAGTACGGCACGCCATTTTTCAGAATTTCAAACGTTTCTTTGGGCGCGCCGTTTTTCTGGATATCCAAAACTTTCACACTGATAGTTTTAAAGCTGCTGTTTACGGCCTTAACGATCATCTCCGCGCGATAAAACAAGAAGTCTGCAAGGTCTCTGAGAAACTTCTGCGCCTCTTCAAAATCCTTGTTAATGTCGCGCTCTCGCTGTTTTAATTTGTCCCGCCGCTCGTTGTTTTCGCGGATATAATCGGCCTGAGCGCATTGCTGATTCAGCTCGTCTATGCGCTCTTGCATGGCGCTATCAATCGTCGGGATTTGTACCGGCTCAGGGAGGTTCGCAAGCTTTTGCTGTGCCTCTTTAATCGCCTGATTCACCTCTCCTGATTTTGTTTCATCTGCGGTAATTTCAGCAGCTTTAAGGTTGGCTAATTCTTGCTTTGCTCCATAAATCTTTTTAGCGATAGAAATCCCTTCATCGGCTATGCTTTGCCTGCGCTCGTTAAGTTCGGCTTGCAAGGCCTGAAGCTTATCTGTTGGGAGTTTTTGCCCGCAAAAATGGCAGGTATCATCAACCGGGCGAAGCGCTTTATAGTCTGCTGTCAGTTCAGCTCGTATGCGCTCCATTTGCTTGATTTCGTATTCTTTCGCGGAAACTTTAGAATCGTGTTCTAATTTTACGCGCTCAAATACAGCTTCTCTTTGGCGTTCGAGCCTTTGAAGCAATGCTTGCAGCTCGTTTTTATCAGAAGCTATGGCCGCGTTTTTCTTTGCGGCCTCTTGAATATCCGCTTCAATGCCTTTGATTTTCTCGCGTAGCTTATCGCGCTCAGCAAGAGCAGCAGAGCTATCAAAAAGCTGCTGGCCTCCCAGTTGCTCATCAAGTAGTTCCACCTGAGCGCGGATTTTATCTCGTTCGGCTTCTAAGTCCTTGACTTTGAGGTCGTATTTGTCGATGAGTTTTTCAGGTTCAGCGTCACTCAGTGCCGGGCGTAAGTTCGTGCGTGTTTTAACGCTCTTCTTCTCCATGTAATCGCAAACAGCCCCGGATTCAGGCGTGGGGAAAAACTGCATAAAGGTTTCCCGCTGCTCTTTCCAGTGGATTTCAGGGAAGTACAAGGGATTGCTGTACATTTTGAAGCGCTCCGGCGTGCCGAAGATTTCAGCAACAAAAGCGTCAAATTCTTTCAGCGTTTTGCATGGAGCGCCGTCAATGTACGTTTGAGCCGTTTTCCCTCCCTTGAGTTGCCGCCTAAGCTCACGTTTTTGCCCGTTAATGCTTAGCGTTAAGATCACATCCGGCTCGGCCTCTGTCGCGCTGTTGTCGACGTTTAAGGGAACGATGTCAAACTTAGACCGATCGTCAAGGTCTTTTCCAAAAAGGCACCATGTGATTGCGTGGAAAGTGTTGGTTTTCCCGCTTCCGTTTTTGCCGATAATGCAGCAACGATCAGAAAACTGATGGCTACGATTTGAGATTTGCCTAAAATTAGAAATGGCGATAGCTTCAAATTTCACGGTATTCATGCGCGCTCTCCTCCCCGCCCGGTTCTTGGCTGCTCAAACTCGATAAATCGATCAATGATTGCGACTTTAGCGCCGCGCTTGCGTAGCCAGCTGACGAGCACTTGCTCGCGCTCAGTCTGCCCGTTTCGGCGTAAAACAATGGTCGCCCCCTTGCGTAAGCAATCATCAATCAAACGCGCTTGCCGCTGGTCGGGTGCAATCGAGCGGTATAATTCCATCGTTTCATCAGGATTCATTAAGTAAAAATTATTTTTCATGGCTCATCCTCCCCGGAAGGCACAAGCCCGAAAGACAAAAGCAGATAAAAGAGGCTGCAAGGCCTATATATGGGGATATCTCGCCGTCAACGATACTCACGGCGCAGGCGCTGCCGATGATAAAAAGCCCCATAAATAGCGCGGCTCTTAACAAGCTTTTAATGATTCTCATGCCCGGCCTCCAATCTCGTATAAAAGAGTTTGCCGATGTCGTGACGTGTTAGCTTGTAACAGTCTTGCCATTTAATAATCCACTTTGACGGGAAGGGCGAGCCGCAAGCCCGATAATAAGACACCGCGCCGGGTGTGACATTGACCTCCCGTGCCATGTCTTTGTAATAAATGCCGAAATATTTGCGCCACTCGTCAAGCGGCCTATAATCGATTTTTCGTGGTATAATAGCCATGTGTTAATCACTTTCTAGTCTGCCTTTGCAGACGCGGCCTGAGCGCTGGTATCGCTTGGGCTTTTCTTTTTTCTTGATTTCTTGATATCCTCTGCCAGTTGCAGAATTAAATCCTCGGATTTTTCAGAAATTGTTAAAATCGTCCTTTCAAGGTGTACACCAATCAAGTCAGCATCCGTCAGGTCTGCTCCCGTTAGGTCGGCGTCAATCAGGCTGGCATTTGTCAGATCGGCGCCAATCAGGTTGGTTCCTCTCAGGTCGGCATTTTCCAGATCAGCGCCCGTTAGGTCGGCATTAATTAGACAGGCTTCCGTCAGACGGGTATTTGTCAGATCAGCGCCCGTTAGGTCGGCATAGGTTAGATCGGCATAGGCTAGATTGGCATGCGTCAGGTCGGAATTCATCAGTTTGGCTCCTCTCAGCTCGGCATTCATCAGGTCAGCACGCTCCCCGCCTGATTTTCCTCTCAGCCACAGCTTATGTTTCTTCAAAATCTCGTTCAGTTCTTCTTGTGTCATGTGTTTCTCCTTTTGTATGTATTAGAACAGCCAAAACATTTTTTTCTCTAGATTCTTTACCCGCGCTTCAAGTCGATATAGTCGTACGAGGATTTCTTCTGTATCTCCATCTTTACCGCCGATATATTCATCTGCCTCTTCATCCATTCGCGTGTCACTTTGTGTCATTGCTGTTTCTCCTTTCTTCCTGCGTATGATGATTGGTTTGTAAGTAATCCATTTGTCCAAAGCGAATTAAAGAGCCGAGGCTTTTGTGACTGAGCACCTTGCCACATACTCCTGATAAGCGTCGCGGAATTCTTCTTCGCTTACCGGCGGATAGCAAAAACTCATTCCGGCGAAAATGTGAGTTTTGATATCAGGCTGTGTTTCTGAGGGTTTTAGGATAACTGAGTAGCCCTTGCGATTAATGAAGCCACCGTCTTGTATTGCTGCAATAAGGACATCATTTTTGTTTGTGACGATTATTTCTGTCACTGTCGTTCCGCCAATTACCATGACATTTCTCCCTTCTATTATGCTTTAGTTGCTTATTGATCAACCTGTTGAGTAAAAAAAATGCTCATAACATCTTCCGGATTAGTAATACCCAAAACGTCGCACAAAATTTCTACTTCGCCTCGCGTGAAATCACTTTTGCCGCTTAGCTTGTTGTATAGCGCCTGATCGGTTATATCAAGAGATTTTGAGATAAAATTCTTTTTTATACCCTTATCATTTATTAGTTGCTCTAGCGCCTCTCGGTTCATCTGTAGCACCCCCTTTCTGGTTGATTGTGATTCAACTATATACTGTGTTGCACTGGCTGTCAACTATTTTTGTCGTAAAATAAAAAAATAGTTGTGTTATTTGACAACTTGTAATATTATTGTCACATAAGCTAATTTAGGAGATGAATCCTATGAACTTCGGAGATCGAGTTAAATTTAGAAGAGAAAGTCTAGGGATGACGCAAGAAGAGCTTGCGTCCAAATTAGGATATAGCGGAAAGTGGACTATATCGAAGATAGAAAATGGAAGCTCTGACATCCCGCGTCAAAAAGTTGTGGAATTTGCAAAAGCGCTAAAAACCACTCCTGTTTTTTTAATGGGATTTACTGAGGATGCTCTTGATTATTCGAGCTACGGCCTTACACGTGTTGAAAAACATGAAATTCCCCTTTTAGGGCGCATTGCTTGTGGTAAGCCGATTTTCGCGGATGAAAACATTGAAACGTACATTGACCCGAAAGACGTTGAAGCCGATTTTGCTTTGCGCTGTGAAGGTGATTCCATGATAGATATGGGCATAGAGGACGGTGACATCGCTTTTATCCGTAAACAGGAGACGCTCAACAATGGAGACGTCGGCGTTATCGCCATAGACGATGAGGTAACATTAAAACGTTTTGTCCGCTACCCTGACCGCATCGAACTGCATCCGGCAAATCAGAAATACATGGCGTTAATTATCCTCGAAAGCGAACACAAGGATGTCCGGATTATTGGAAAGCTCGTCGGCTTTTATCATCAAGTCGAAAAAGCGAGTGTGAACACGCCTGCTTAAATAATTTTGAAGAGGAGAACGAATCATGAAAAAGGTCGAAGAAAATCCCGAATCCTATAGCCCTTATGATGAGAGGCCGCGTCAAGCGAATGTCAGACCGGCACACATTGAGTACCAGCAACAACGCGATTACATGGAGCCTCAAGGGCAGCATCCATACGAGGCAAAGAAGCCTAAGAATAAATTAAAAATCCCATTTATTATCGTTTCGGTTTTGATGGTTTTCTTTTTCTTTTTATTGGTTTCCGTGCTTTCAAAAATGAGTGAAATGGAGCTTCAAGAAAAAAACGTCACTGACGATTTCCCGGAGGTAAAAGAAGAAAAATACGTGCAGAAAGAAACACGTCCCGCGGCTAAGGATATCAGAACAGCTCAATCTGTTTGGGCAAGCAAAGACACTCCCATAAATAAATTTGACTATTACATTG